CGCCTACATAAGTCAAAGCTAGCTCATCGGTATCACTAATTGTACTTGGCAATCCTTGGAAACTAGTTTCAAGAGAGATAACGTCATCAATACTATGAACAGGAATCTCAAAGTGAGAAGTAGCCATAGATAGCTCAAGTCTAGGAGTAGCTGAGCTGCCACCAACCTTGAAAGTTGTAGCAAATTTATTCGTAATCTTTTCAAAAGCAGCTGAGGAAGTCAAATCATTAAAGAAATCCGTAGAGGTACCTAGGTTAGATACAGTATCCAAGTTCAGGTAACAGGTGAAGTTACCTGAAACTGTACGCGCACCCGTTACGTGCCCTACCGGAGTGTTTACAACCCCGAGTTCTTCGGGAGTAATAAATGTAATGTTATTTGAAATTGTGATACTGCCGCCTGTCAAAGTAAGGTTATATACACCATCGTTGCTAGCGCCTGGGAAGGTAGTAGTATCATCCGCAGTAATAGTCAATTGAGTCAATCGGTTACGAATAAAGTTATCTGTTGCCGTAATGTCCTCATACAGAGTTGCAGTAGGAGCACTACCTTGACTAACTGTGCTCGCAAAACCAGACCAGTTAATAGTAGCCAGCCCATCAATATCAAAGTCTAAAGTAGCTTCATTTACTACTGCGCCTGTCAGTTTGTAAACTACGGGATTTGTTGCTCCCATTTTAAAGTATAGATTTGCAGTACCTAATGTGGATTTATTAGAACTATCAAAATCAATGTTTAGATCCGTAGTATCTCGAGTAAACCCAGTAAAGCTACTAGACGCATATGCTGCATCGCCTGCCATTAATGCCCATAAAACTTCTTCTACAGCGTGGTGGCTATTAACAACAGTATTCACTGCACCTGTGCCTGTTCCTGCGGATTTAAAAGGACGAACATAAGTAGAAAACGACCACTCAGCAGGAGCCAAGGAATCGTTAAAGAATGCACGACCACGACGGGATACTCCCGCACTACTTTCCATCTCAGCCAAAGTAACTTCGGTTGAGTTAGAGTTTTGAGAAAAACTAAATCCATCTAGTACAGGAAGCTCCCATATATTGGATCCAATTTCAACATAAAGTTTAGTATCTCTACTAAAATACAATACGTCAGCCATAGTAATCTCCTATGTGTCTTGAAAAGACTTGGACGTGAACATTTGTTCGTGCCAGTATTTTCTAATATTGAACCTCTATAAGTATTTCTCCTACTCCTAAAGGTTCCAAAACACCTTCGTCAGTATCTAGACTGACTACTGTGATTTGTTGGGTTTGAAGCGTATTATTCAGAGAATCTAGATACTCTAATCTAGAGTTTCTCTCCACTACTGTTTCAATATCTTCCATTAATTTGTTTAGGGCTTCTTGAGCGTTTTCTTCATTTACATAACAACGAATTGTTATTACTAGAAACCTATCTTTATAGCCCCCACCTTGGTATGTTCTTGTTTCGCTTCCTGCATTCAAATGTACTGCGGGAAATTCATCTACTTCATCCCAAAACTTTAGAAAAGGATAAACTTGGTCGTTCAAATCAACTAAGTATTGTCCCGACCCATTTATTCCTTTTAACTTTTGAGTTAAAGCGTCTACAATACCAGATCTTCTAGAAGTATAGATTCTGTCTGTTGTAGCCATTATATTCTCCTAGTGTACAGTCTTGTAGTTACTAATTGTGCCGCCAGTTCTCTTATAGACGCATCTATTAGCGTTCTTGGATCTCTTTCCACGCTACTGAAGCTGGAACCACTAGTGCTCTCATATACCTGATATGGCTCCTTAGCGTAAGTATACCCTATACTCATATAGCCTTGTCTAGTCTTAGAAATATCAGTCACTTTTACACTACTTGCAAAAGTTCCTGTTCTATTCTCTAGCCTGGGCGGTTTCATGTTCTTTATTACGGTTTCTGGCAGTTTCGCATTCAATAAAGCATATAAAGTTATATTAGATTGCTTTCTGCTCTCATTACCACCAAATTTTATTGTACCCGCTTTAACATCGTCCTTAAAAGCAGCCGCTTTAGTTGCTTTTGATTTAGTAGTTTTTGTAGCTTTAGAAGTCTTTCTTACTACTTTTTTCTTTTTAATATTTGTTTTAATATTTTTGGGCTTTGTTTTCGTTACTTCCGCAAACCCATTTAAAATTTCTGTCTCTCGTATTTCTCTACTGCTCATGGAACCTTTTAGCTCCATTAATTCTAGTTTCTCTGTAAGCGCGAGAAGTTTTTTATTTATAGACCCCGCCTCTTGGGAAATAGAAGCTCCATGTTTTTTATTTTCAAAGGTGCTCTCTAATGATATCTCGATATAATCTTTTCCTTTGCCGTACTTTTTAGTGGCAGAAAGCTGTATATCGTTGGAGAGCTCTCTTATATACTTTTTAACCCTGGGGTCGTTTTTTGAAGAAAATGTAAATAAAGCATCTCTAACCGCTGCTTTTCTTTGGTTAGATACTGCCGATCCTTCTGAGTGCCCAATATCTATAAAGTCTCTAGGATCTACTTCTTCTAATTTATTTGTTCTACTGTTATTAAGCCTGCGTATCTGCTGGTTTAAAGACTTAACCAAAGACTTTTGGGCTCTTTGCTTAATTCGTCTAAAGTACGCAAATACATTACGAGTTCCCTTTCCTTCTTTTACACCTATCATAACAGTAAGTTTACTGTTTGTGGCTTTAAAATCAGAAGTATAGTACGCCTTTCTATTTCCCTCAAAATTTGAAGGATGCAGAGCTTTTTCAAAATAGCTAAACATATTATTGACTTCCTCGTCAATAATATCCTCAATACTGTCTGGTAGCTTTTTAAAGCCCCCTCTTCGCAGCATTTGAGTTTTAATCTGCTTTTTTAAGTCGTCCTTCTCGATTGTTAAAGCATGTACTTTTGTATCGGAAACTAATCTTCTATATTCCGCGGAGTCCTTCTTTAAGTCTTTTTCTAAAGCTACTAGTAAGTTATATAGGTCTCTTTTTGCCATTAGAAGTTCTTATATAAGTCTAGTACCCTTTTTATATGATCTGGGAAAGCTACACTGTTAGATACACTAGTAGTAGCCGAATTCTGTATGGACGCCCCTCCAAGAGTTTTTCGTTCTTTATGCTCTCGCTTAAAGTAATAAGTAATTAAGTCAATTACTGCTAATTTAAGGTCTAGGGGAGTGGCTGAGTACCCTGCGGTATAGGTTACCTTTACAGCTCCTGCTCCTTTGGGCCAGTTTTTATAGCCTCTTCCAGAAACATAAAAAACACTGTCAGTAGGAATATCAAGATAATATTCTGAAGAAGAAAGTGTAGAATACGAGCTAGTTGCAGAATCTCTTGTTTCTATAGATTGAATTGCAACTACAGGGCTCTCTGTAAGCTGGACAAGATGAGTATTCCAATCAATATTAAAATACTCTTCCTTGGCAACAGAGTAATAGTCAATTATAGAATTACCACAGTAAGTTTTTACTAATTCACTTATAGAGGGAATGATAGCTTGAAGGCGCAGATCATCCTTAGGATTAGATATGCCCTCAGCTTCTTTATATTGCGCTAATGTAATTAAATCTGCCATAAGTATATTAGTAAAAACTTGGGGCGGCGAACCGCCCCAGGTTATAGCTCCTAATTAAAAATTAGGCTGCGTCAGTACGAATCAGTTTAACAACAGATACGTCAGTAGTACCGTTGTTAGCGACAAGCTGGTTGAAGCCAAGAGATTGGCTAGCAACAATTACGCGTCGCTGATTCAGAACTTCATAGTCCTGCTCTACCGTTACACCACGCAGACGTGGGATAACATGGTTACGAACGTTAACTGCGTAACCGATAGAGTTTCCATCCGTACCGTCACCTTCCAGAGCGTCGGATACAACTACAGGAGTACCGTAGATTGCACCTACTGAACCGGTGATCTTGGTAGCGATATCGGAGCCGACATCAGTAATATCAGCAAAGCCAGCATCGGAAATAAGATCATAGTAACGCTTCTGGGAAACGATGTAGACCAAATCAGAAGGATTCATGCCATACTTACCCATCAGCTTACGAGCAGCAAGAAATTCTGCTGCGGTTACGGCTGCGTCAGTACCGCCGGCTACATTCAGATCAAGAGCTGATACTGAGTTGGTGCCTGCAAGAGCTTCCAAGCCGTTAAAACCTTCGTTGCCGCCAGTCGTACCATTAAGAATGGAGGCATCAACTGCGCGAGCGTGAGCACGAGCAACAGATTCGGTCAACATAGGCATCAGGTTAACAAGTACTTGCTCATCAACGTCATTATCCATGAACGTAGTAGAAACAAGACGCGTAGCCTTCAAGATTACTTGACGAGCGTTAAATTGATTTGCGTCAATTTGAGGACGGTTAGTCAAGTTACCACCAGCTACAGTGTTAGAGCCCCAAGTTGCGGGCAGCGCATCCGTTTGGATAGGCAACACTTGAGTAGCAGAGTTAATGGTAATTTCACGGAAAGCTTGGGCCAGCTTAAGTTCTAGCATGATTTCTTTCTCGATTTGAGCAGATACACCCTGAGCAATATCAGGAGCACCAGTAGTTACACTACCCAGACCGGAGTCCCACTCAAGACCAGCTTTTTCCATAACGTCTTTAGCGTATGCAGTTTCCCAACCTTTGTTGGTCATAACACCCAAAAGGTGCGCATACATAAGTTCTTTGCTATTCTTTTGGATAGCGTCGGAACGGCTAACGTTACGATCTGTAAAAATACGCTTAGATTCACGCATCTTGGTGATTTCTTCAGATTTCTCTTGAAGTTCTTTTTGATGCTGAAGAACAACTTGTTCGATTTGAGCGTCTTTCTCAGACAGCTTCTTCTCTACGTCGGCCATCAGTTTTTCGGCACCAGACTCTACTGCGGTGACAACTGCTGACTTGACTTGCTCTTCTTGTTGCGCTTTAATCTCAGCTTCTGCTTGAGCTTTTTCAGCGGCTTCTTGTGCAGCGGCTTCATCCGCAGCTTTTTGTTCGGCTTGCTTCATTGCAATCTTTGCAGCAGTTTCCTCTGCCACCTTCTTAGCAAATGCTTCCAAGTCGATTTCTGGAGTATTAACTTCAGACATTGGGATCTCCTTTTGAACCTCTTCGGTTCCATCCGGTGTATCACTAGCTACGCTAGAAGTATTAACTTCGTCTTTAGCCAGAGTCTGACCGGCTAGATCTACACGTTTGGTGAAAGTTTTCTTGAAGTCTTCATATTCTGACATAGAATCAAAAGACTTCGCCAGAGAAAAAGTAGCTTCTTGATTGCAAGGAACGGATACAACCGATACTTCAAACAATTCAGCGTCCTTAATCTTTAGTCCGTCGGTTTCCTCTAAGTAATCAGCATCCTTGACTCGGAAACCAACAGAAAAAGCTCCAAGGATACCTTCTTTAACTAATTCGCAAACATTAGCAGGTGCAGACTTACTAATTTTTGCTTCTAACTCCAGGCCATTTTCTGTTGCTTTTAGGCCCGTAGCCCGACCAATTGGTCGGTCATAATCATGGTTGAAAAGAATAATAGGATTCTTTTCAAAATTCTTCAATCCACCTTTTGTCCATGCTTCCGCAGAAATCGAATCTCCTGCACGGTCAAAATCAGCGGTACTTGCCATACCTTTAATTGTGACAGAGCCATCATCGGCTGCATGGGATTTAAAAGTAGAGGTGAGGTTAAAAATTTTATTCATTACTCATCACTCTCAAGATCTGCTGTGGGTACAGCAGCTTTGCTCAGAGCCGCTAAAGGGTCACTTTTTGGCTCTGGAGCAGGAGGCTCCGAAACTACAACTGGAGCCTGTGAAAGCTCAGGATAGTTTAGTCTTAAAGCGTGAAGAATATACTTCCAGCTTTTAAAACTCCTCTTTACGGAAATAGGGTGAATTGCCTGGCGTGGGCCAACAATATCAACATAATTTTTATACTCTATATCTAAAGGTAGTTCAAACTCTTTGAATTGCTTGTATGCAGTATTCAGTATTGCCTGCTTTTGACGAACTGCCATTTACTCTTCTCCTCCGTCTTGGGGTCTTCCCCCTTCTAAGGGATCTACAGCGCTGCCTGCAATATTAGCAGGAACTCGTATATCATCATGTCCCTCTATACGATCCATACCCAGCCTTTCTCTAGCTTCATTTGGAGAGATGACTCCTCCATTTACTAAAGAAGTATAAAAAGCCGCAGCATCTCGTAATTCAGGCTGTAGAGCCGGAATATCTGTAATATCCTCTGACAGGTGATAACCAAAATATCTTTCTGCCGCAAAATTTATCTTTCTAACTATAGGTAAGATAGTTTCAAGATAGTACATTCTCATGTTAGGTCTGATATTTGCATTATTACCAGAGTCTAGCATAATAGGAGGTACGCCTAGAGCTTTTAGAATAATCTTCTCATTTTCAGCTATTGCTGTTTGAAAGTCCAATTCTTTAAAGTTTACATTTGAAAGTTTATCTAGTTCTATACCTCCATCCAGGATTAGAGGTCTTTTACCTCCAGAGTCTGGACTGTATCGAGCGGTCCAAGACTGTATCATTCTTTCTTTAATTTTTTCTGATAGAGTGTTAGGGGACTTTAGTACTAGTCCTGGAACTGCTCCATTTTTGAAAAAGTTATCCTGAAATTGTCTCATACGAGACATTAATATCATTGTCCGTAATGCAGGCTTAAGCCGTGAAATTCCTCTATAGATAGAGTAAAAAGAATTATCTTTAACGTGTATAATTTCACTCGGCCTATAAGAAATAGTTTCATTAAAAGTATACTTCTCTATATAAGTAGTGTCACTCGCATGAATTGTGACTTTATTCGCCGGAAGATGGTATAAGTGAACTCCATCAAAATAAATAAAAATATTTCCGTCCAGTAGAAAGTCTGTTATAAGATTTCTTCTAAAACTACTAATATCTTGAAAAGGGTTGGGCTCTTTATTAAGTAAAAGAGCTACTCTGGAGCGCTTTACCCCTTTTGCAACACTTTGCAGTCCTTGAACACCCGGGCCTACTGAAATAGGTATCTCTGAAGCATCATCTACAATAAGATTAACGCCTCTATTTACTATTTCTAGTTCTTCGTAGGCTCTTTCGTAGTTAAATACAAACTCTCTAGAGGACTCTATTTTATGGTCATAGTAGGGTTGAGCAGGATTTAGTTTTTCCTCAACATCTGGCGCTCCACCTATAAATCTATCATACCATGCCATGTTTTTCTCTTTGTATTTTTACCCAGTTCTTTTGTTTGGTAGCTGTACCTAGTCCTGGATTTCTTCCGTAAATGGAGTGCAACTGTAAGTGGTGCTCGTGGCAAAGAGTAACTGTATGTTCGTAAAGTTCTGCTCTATGCTTTTCTATAAACTCATCTCTAAAAGATAAAATATTTTTTGGATCTAATTGGTTTTTGGCTATATATGTGTGAACCAAAGGACTTAAAGTATAGTAATGGTGAAAGTCAAGTTTTACTTTTGAACCACAAATTTGGCACTCAGTACCTTTTTCATAAGCATTTTTTGCTTTATCTCTTATGTATTTTACAACGTCTCTTTTTAAATCCATTTTCTAATACCAGAATTATATCGAGTTTGGGGTGCCATGTCAAATATTATTTTTGAGGTGGTATTCCTAAAAGCCACTGTTTGAAGTTTCAAACGAATAGAGAGCATACCTAAGAGCATCGGCCATGTGTGAAGCTTTATTATGTTTGGGCTTTTCTTTTAGTAAGTTTGGGTTTGGGTCCCATTGATACTGGTCTAATGCTGCTAATGTTTCTTTGCACTCTTGGTCTACATACAATTTATCATTGTCTACAATAGCTTCTACGTGTGCTATACCATCTAATACTGATTTTTTGGCATTATTAGTAG